ACAAATCACAGAGAAGATCAGGTGTAGGAAGCACAAGTGGATATGCTTTTATTAGTGAACAATTAGATCAACTATATCATGACATGACGGATGGGAAACTTGGAGCAGGTGCCACGACTGGTAGTTGGTATGTTGGCATATCAAGTGTCAAGACTGCTTTTCCTAAACCATCACTGACAGTTTATAAACTGACCAACCGAACTTGACCAACTACGAGATTAAGTCTATAATAGACTTAGTTTCGTTTTTTTATGAATCCCAAAGAAAAACTTTTATTTGTAAGTTCTTTTGTTTGGTTTCTACATTGGGGAGTATGTCTTACATCTACCATTCTGGATACGGTTATTCTACGAGGTTATGCAAGAGTGTTGCCTCTTGGTTTATAAACAAGTATTATCCCAGACACAAAATTACACTTGATATCATTCATCGTGGAATGAAGAGAGAGGGTTGTGTTGGTTATTGTGACACAACAGGTGGCTGGTTTCGCCCCCGTAATTTCGAGATCGAGATTGACACACACCTTGATAAAGAAACTTATACAAAAACTTTACTACACGAGATGTTTCACATGAAACAATTTATTGATGGAACTCTCAAGACAAAATGGTCAAAGATGTATTACAAGAATGAACCAGTAGAAAACTACAGTTATGATGACCAACCACATGAGATTGCTGCCAGAGAGGCAGAAGAAACTCTATACAAAGAATATATAAACAGTTGAAAAAGTGTCACAAAGAGGTTGCTATGCAGCCTCTTTTTTTGTATAATAGAGATATCAACACTCAAATAAATGAAACTTGCGGAAGCACACACTAAATTGAATCAGGTCGATAAAACCAAAGCACCTGTGCCTGGCAAAAATAAAGGCGATAGAGGTCAATGGGTTGAAAGTCAAATAGGTTTAGATTTAAGTCCAAACTTAAATGATTTTGAAGATGGAGAGTTGAAGACTTTTAAGAGTGGTCAAACCATCGCTGTTACTATGGTCAATCATTGTTTAAAGGAAATAATTGAGAGTGCTCCATTTAAAGATAGTAATGTTGGTAAAAAATTATATAATGTTCTATTCGTTAAGTTTGCAAAGAGTGGAGAGTTTGTTAAGTCGGTTGTATTTAATCCACAAACTCATCAAGACTTATACAATAAGTTAGAAGAAGATTACAACTATATTTGTGATAGAATAAGAGAGTCATACGAAACTGGTCAAATACTTCACACTACTAATGGCAAGAACAAACTATTACAGATTAGAACTAAAGGAAATAAAACAAAACTTGGTGGTTATATTCCCTTAGAATACAACGGAAGAATATTAAAAGATAAACCAATGGCCTTTTACCTTACAACAACTTTTGAAAAACAATTATTCAACTAAAAACATGGCATCATCAGCACTTGCAGCACTCACAGCAACAACAGGAAACAGAACTGATTGTTGGAACACACCGCCAGATTTTGTAGGCGATGTAATTAAATTCTTTGGTACGATTGACCTCGACCCTTGTTCTAATGATGAGAACAACCCGAATGTGCCTGCTACAAAGGTATATACAGAGGAGACAAATGGACTAGCACACAAATGGATTGCTGATAGAGTTTTTATGAACCACCCATATAGTGATAGTAAGACATGGGTGCCTTATGCTGTGTCACAATATGAATTAGGATATGCTAAAGAGTTAATACTATTGATTAAGTTAGATGTTTCAACAAGATGGTGGAAGTCAGTTTCACAGTATCCTTGGCTTGCTGTTAACAGGAGACTTAAGTTTGGCGATGGTAGAGGTGCTGCACCATTTCAATCAGCAGTTGTATATCTTGGCGAAGACTTAGATAGATTCAATGATGTATTTGGTAAGTATGGAACTCTATATGTACCACATAGAAATCTGTCACATGATATGCAGACAAACCTATCAAAACTATTATAATGAATATATCAACAGAATTATTATGCAACTAAGACCACATCAACTTGAAGCTGTACAAGCAATGTTTCGTCACACTAAAGGACAAATCATAGTTCCTACTGGTGGTGGTAAGACAATGTGTATGATTAATGATGCTGAACAAAGATTTAGGTCAACATCTGTTCGTGCTATTGTTGTTGTTGCTCCTCGTATTTTACTTGCAAATCAATTATCAGCAGAGTTCTTAGAGCATATTACTGATGTTGATGTGATTCATGTTCATAGTGGAGAGACACATCACAACAGCACAACTAAGACCGACCAACTTGAGTATTGGTATCACAACAGCACAGAGAATATTCTAATCTTTACAACATATCATTCACTACACAAGATACAAGAGTCACTTGATATTGAAGTTGATACTATCTATTTTGATGAGGCACATAATTCAGTTCAGAAGAATTTTTTCCCTGCTACTGAACACTTCTCTCATCTTGCTAAAAGATGTTACTTCTTTACTGCTACACCAAAACATAGTCGCTCCCCTGTCAAGGCGGGTATGAATTGGCCAGAGTATGGTCAAGTAATATGTCAAGTGCCTGCTCCACAGTTGGTCAAAGAAGGTTACATACTACCACCTAAAGTAGAAGTTTATCAATCAAGAATATTACAAAAAGATGAGTTAGTTGCTGATCGTGATTGTGAACAAATGATTGACTCGATTGACAATATATGCAAAGATAAGGTATTGATATGTGCTAAGTCAACTAAACAAATCATTGCTCTATTATCTCAAACTGATTTCATTCAAGAGTTAGCAGATCGTGGTTATTCATGGATGACTATCACATCTAAAACTGGCGCCATTATTGATGGCGAAAAGGTTGATAGAGAAGAGTTCTTTAATACTCTTAATGCTTGGGGTAGAGATACAACTAAAAAGTTTGTAGTTCTACATCATAGTATTCTATCTGAGGGCATCAATGTCAATGGGCTGGAAGCAGTTCTATTTCTAAGAAGTATGGACTACATAGGTATAAGTCAAACTATCGGGCGTGTAATACGTCTAGGCGACGCCACAAAGACGTTTGGTTTAGTTTGCATACCTGTCTATAGCAAAGTTGGAATTAGCACTGCTCGCAAAGTTGAAGCGGTTGTTGATACTGTATTCAACAAAGGCGAACCAGCAATTTCAATCGTAAACAATTAATTAAATGAATTTATTAGTTGTTGGTAGAGTAACTGGTTCTTGCTTGATTATTGTTGCATATTTTGTTATACTACATATATCAACACTCTATGGTGCAATTATTCACGTTATTGCTGATGTTATTTGTATGCCCTTTTACATCAAATATAAACAATATGATGTTGTAATTATGTTATGTTTTCTAGCGACAATAGCAATTAGTAAAATTACTATCTTACTACAATGAAAGACCAAGCCTCAGTTGGGGAAGAAACACCAGCTATCAAATATGATAGAGCATTATCTCTATTCACAGAATCAGTTATGAAACCAGATCACGATTTGCGTGGTTGTGCTCATAATCAAGGTTGTTATGAACAACTTATGGAAATAAGACAACACGTTTTAGATTATCTCAAAACTTTAAAAGAAGTTACACATCATACAAATGCTGATGAAAGTGACGAGATAGAAACTGAGAAATTAATTGAAACTAAAAGAGTTTATACTGAGAAGGAGTATTGGGAAGGCAAAGTGCCTGATGACCAGTTTGAAACCTATCTTAACAAATATGGTTACGAATACACACCAACTGTGACAGTTGATAAACCTACACACAGAGCTCGCCATTCTGACTTAGATGCTCTATAATAAGAATGGGAAACAAAACTGCCACCCTCGACAGAGAACACTTGCTAGTGCCACCCTCGACAGAGAACAGTTTTTGTTTCTCGCACCCTATTATACATAATCATGGACAAAACCAAAGAAGAGTGTATTACTCTAATTGAAAACTACTATTGTCAGAGATTAACTGAATTAGTAGATTTAAAGATGTATGATGAAGCACACGCCATCTTTGAGGAATTTTCACTTGGCGATGATGAATCATATCAATGGTTCTTTATTAAAATCTTAGAAGATACAACAAACGAATGAAAACTGCATTGATTACTGGTGGTGCTGGATTTATAGCACATCACTTGATTGCTCGTATTCTAACTCAAACAGATTGGAATATAGTCACACTTGATAGACTTGATTATAGTGGCAATCTCAATCGTCTCAATGACATTTTACAATATGAATGTACGCCTAACGAGAGAAAAAGAGTTAAGGTAGTTTGGCATGATTTGAAGGCAGAATTAAATCCACTCGTAAGACGAGAGATTGGAAAGGTAGATTATATTTTACATCTTGCTGCTGGCTCTCATGTAGATAGAAGTATTGATTATCCAATGGAATTTGTAATGGATAATGTAGTGGGAACTTGTAATATATTAGAGTTTGCTAAGTCACTTGACCACTTAGAGAGATTTCTATATTTTAGTACTGATGAGGTATTTGGGCCAGCTCCTGATGGTATTAAGTATCAAGAGAATGATAGATATAATTCTACAAATCCATATAGTGCAACCAAGGCAGGCGGAGAAGAATTAGCAGTTGCCTACGAGAATACATATCAGTTACCAGTTTATATAACTCACACTATGAATGTATTTGGCGAGAGACAACACCCAGAAAAGTATATTCCAATGTGTATTCGTAGAATACGAGACGGCGAGAAAGTCACTATCCATAGTGACAGCACGAGAACTGTGCCTGGCTCGAGACACTATATACACGCTGATGATGTTGCGAGTGCTGTATTGTTTCTACTCAATTATAAAGGTAAGTTTGAGAAAACATGGGGCAATGCCAAATGCCCTAAGTTTAATGTTGTGGGTGCTGAAGAGTTAGATAATCTAAAACTTGCTCAGATAATTGCTCAAGCACAAGATAAGAAATTAAAATATGAAATGGTTGACTTTCATTCATCGAGGCCAGGCCATGACTTACGTTATGCACTAGACGGCAGTAAAATGCGAGATTTAGGGTGGACACCTGATGCTACTGTAGTTGAGAGACTACAAGACGTAACTACATGGACACTTCAAAATGAGCGTTGGTTATAATCCACAAGTCAACGACTATGTAGTATGGACTACAGAATTAGGTCAAGTTCATAAAGGTTGGGTATATTTTGTTGCTGATAAGGCAGAACAAAAAAAAGGTTGGCAAACGCCTGCGAGATATTTTTCGCTCGAGATTGCTACCAAACCTAGAAAGCAATGTGACTTGACTACATTTCTACATAAGCGTATTCATGTATGCTTATGTTGTTATGAATCAAATTGGCATGAACTAAAATTAATTAAGAGAAGAAAAAATAAACATGATGACACTATAATATGGGAATCGAACATGGCAATGTGTTAGTGTGCCAGTTTTATTAGTGTCCACATTTTGTTGATTTGTTGCCTTAATGGATTAATATAGGGTCATACCACCAAAGGAGATTTATGCCACTCTACACTTCTTATTCTGAAGAGACACAAACTTTAATTGAAGAGTTCCTAGAGAATACATTCGGTTGGGATGAAGATGAACTTGTTGCTTTTGTTGAAAGATTTGGAGAAGAAAAATTCAAATTATATTTTGAAGAGTATGCCGATATGGTAGATGATATTGGAATAGGTGTTGTTGAAGCATTCTTAGATGTATTTGATATTGACAGCATATCAAGTTGCCGTGACGCCTATATGGGTTGTTATGAGAGTGGCGCTGAGTTTGCCCAACAAATAGCAGAGGATTGCGGCGAAGTACCTAGAGATATGTCAGGTTGGATAGAGATAGATTGGAAAGCAAGTTGGGATAATCTAGACTATGATTATACAGAAGGCAACGGCGGACATATCTTTAGTCAAAACTTTTAAATAATAGTGGGGTTAGGTTGTATTTGTAAAGCGTATTCCTATTAGGTTAGGTCAAATGAAGCACCTCTTACTAACCCCACAACCAGTTAAAAAAGTGGCACACTATCGGTGGATTTCTCATATCCACCGATTATAATGAAGTATATCAAACGAGGTTTCTATGAACTTAGGTACAACATCAACCGAACTCAATGATATGTTAACAGACTTTGTTAATTATGTCTATTCATTCTACGGCGACAAAAAAGAGGCATTATATCCTCTATTCAATGTCGATACAGACAAACAAGTTGATAAAGTAGACATTCTCGGTGCTGTCTATGATTATCTACATGAGATAACTAGACGTAATGATGACCATTTTACTTGGGGCGATGGCGACTCACTTGATAGAGAGAGAGTAAGAGACATACTTGTTATCAAGTATGGTTATGACAAAACATTCTACGGCGGTTCAGTTCTATGGGAGGATTTCGCAAATGAGAACTAGAGAAAAAGGACTCAACATTGATGTTACTAGAGGTCAATACATGATGCTCTATAACATCATGTGTGAACATAATCAAATGGTTAATCCAGAATCAAATCCAGATTTCGATTTACAAACTTTCGATAATCTATTTCAATCAATCACTATGGCAAAGGAGACTTATTTATCATGACAACAAAAACAGACCCTAATCAGAACTATACAATCAATGAGTTCTACATCAAAGTCAAAGGAGACTATGGTAAAGAAAAAACTGTCAGAGTCAACGATATGGGAGACAAGTTGCTTACCCTTATAACTGACTTAGGTTGGGATTATCAGAGAATGAGTTTGAGTGGCAGACAAGTCTTTGATGAAATACATCAACTTCTTGGTACGATTAAAGAAGATGAAGTCTATATGGAGATATAATAATGGATTCAAAATCATTTACTTACTTCTCACATAATACAATGAAAGAAGAGTTGGTTAATCTCAATGAGAACCAACTCAATGCACTCAGAGAGTTTTATGTTGAGCGATTTGTGGACAATATGGAAACAGAGGACTTAGTTCAATATGTAACTGACGATATGTTTCAATATATGGAGTCGCTACCTGACAATGAAGTCATTGATGAATGTCTTAATTATTGGGATGATATGTTCGATGAAATTATCGAAGATGTCAAAGAGTTTGAACAATGTGATTTCAAAAAAACACTAGCGGATAAGAAAGATGACTACCTTGATAGTCTATCAGAGGGTAAAGACGTTAGAGAACAATTACTTGAGGAAGGATTTGTTCCACACGATACTGATGACTATGGTAGCAAAGTTGATGCACTTGTAGATAGTATGAGTGTGACAGATGAAGAGGTGTCCACAGTTCACAGACGCAAGGACTTGGATTCGCTATAATAGTAGTATAACACAGGAGAAACCCCTTATGTCAAAAGAAATGTTATTCCTATGTGATGTGTACGATGCTTGGTTATCCAAGAACAAACTACCACATAGATGTGCAAGTGAGATTCTTTATGGTGCTGACACTATGAACAAACTTACAGTTAATCAATCCTACTGGTTAGAGAGTTTTATCTCAACTTGGGATGTCATCGCACAAAATACTTAGGAGTCATTATGCAAACAATCACAAAAGCAAAAATCTCAAGAGAAAGTCTTATGGAATATATCCACGAAGATAGAGACTTATTGATTGGATTACAAGATGACCTATCTGATATGTTATTTGCAACAG